AGATGTGATCCAACTATATTAAAAAAGTCAACGATTGAACATTTGGCTGCAGCTGGTGGGTTTGATGATTTAATTGATGTCCCAGAAGAAGTTGAGATGAACAGAAGACGTGAGTTGGAAATTTTAGAAAAAGAAAAACTAGAATTAGGAATTTACGTATCCAAGCATCCTATTGAAGGAATTTGGGAGATAATTAAACCCAAGGTAGATAAAGAAATATTTGAATTAGCTGAATGTAACCCTGGGACTAAAGTAAAAATAGGTGGGATCATAACTTCTGTTAAAAAGATGATAACCAAAAAAGGTGCAAAGATGTTCAAGCTCGAGGTAGAGGATCTTACCTCAGCTATAGAAATAATCATCTTCCCTAGAGAAGCTAAGTCTATAGTGGATAGTTATTTTTCTGATGGAGATATCTTTATTTTCTCTGGCTCGGTAACTAAAGATGGCGATGAAGAGAACGCTACTCCTAAGTTAATTTTTAATTCCTGTGAGAAAATAGACAACGCTATATTTACGGGCAGCAAGCCAATAGTTTTAAAGACTAATTCGCTAGTTTCTAATGAGACTATCAAATCTATATATGATATAATTAATAATTCCAATGGAGCGTCTACTGTTTTCTTAGAAATGATAGATGGCAACAAAGAATATACATTTAGGTTCAATAAAACCACATCTTTAAAAGTAGAAAAAGATCTACAATCAATCTTAAATTTAAAATAGGAATAAAATGACACAAAGAATCGTTACAAAAAACCCAGTTAAAAATGACTGCTGGAAGTTCTGTTCATCATGCAATAGATGTCAGGACAGAGGAAGATACAGCAAGTGTGCTGGATGTAGTGGCAGATATGACCCCAAGTTAATTATAGACCCGGATCCAGATGATTATTGTGACTGTAAAAATGGCGTTTTAAGATGGAGAACCAAGCAAGGCAAGCTTCTTGTTACTAGATTTAAGACCAATCCATTTAAAGGTGAGGTTAAGTATGACAAGAAATCAGAAGATGAACGAGATTGGGATTCCTATGTCAAGGACATGAGAGAAAAAATGGATGACCCAACCTTCAACCCAATAGCAATAACAGAGGATTAATCATGGAAAATACAGGAAAAATTACAAGAAACAACGTCAGTATATACGAGTATGCAGAAGGCGTACATCAGTACGAGGATAAGTTTTTCATCAAATGTGGTATAGCTGGCATTTATGCAAGCAAAAAGGAACTTGAGGACTTATACCTTGTTTTGAATTACTATTTAAATATAGAGAAATTCGCTGAGTGCGAAGTAAGAGTGGGAGACCAAGATGTGGCCATACAATGAAGAAGACTTTATGGAGTTGGGGACAACAGGATGGGTTCCGATTGGGGAAGGTAGCTATTTGAACAAGCATACTGGCCATACTATGGATGAACTTGGAAATGAGTACGATGAAAAGGGAATTAAAATATATTCACCTGGTGAAGATAATAATACCCTATGAGTAGCATAGCAGTAAGAACAGCAGAATCTCTTTCCCCCCTAGAATCTTTGTCATTAGTCGATTTTTCTTATTCGAGGTTAGACACATATGCGATGTGTCCATCAAAATATTTCTATTCTTACATACAAAAAGAACCGAGAACATCAAACGATGCAGCTCTTTTGGGCAATATTATCCACTCTGTTCTTGAGGAGTGTGTAGATAAAGAAAAGGATCTAGATTTAGATATCCTTTATTCTGAGTATGAAAAACAGAAAGATAGTTTCGACCCCCAAAGCAATATACCAGATATTTTAATCGATGCCGGGACTAATATATTATCTGAATTTTATGATAAACATTCTGGTGATAGCTTTGATATATTTGAAAAAGAACTTGGCTTTAGGTTTATCATTGGCACTTATGCTATAAACGGGTACATAGACAGAGTAGATGTTTATGATGAAGACACTATCAATATTATAGATTACAAAACAGGTAAGTGGGAAGTGGCTCAGAAGAATATAAAAGATAATCTTCAGCTCGGCATTTATGCCATAGCTACATCTTTAATCTTCCCCGATAAAAATATTAGAGCGGAACTTTATTACCTTAGATCTGGTAAGAGAAAATTTCATCTCTTTACTAAGGAAGACATAGAGAACGCAAAACAATCTTTGATATTAAAGATCAATAAAATAATGGAAGATACGTCTTTCTCCCCAACTGGCAATGAGAGAGTCTGTGGCTTCTGTGAGCACGCTGAGAGCGGCGCCTGTGCCACAGGAGTTGCAAGACGTAGAAGAATGGGCAAATAGAAAAACCGGGGTTTTTAGCCCCGGCTTTTTTGTTTATTGAATTTGTAAATTTAGAAATTATACAGAAACCAATTTGGTCTCGAAAATTTTTTTCCATATTTACCCTATATAGGTTTTTTAAATTATGATAAAGCTTAGAAAGCTTCTACAGCATTCTCCAAAGAGTCAGCAAGAACAGAGAAGTTATTCTCTACTACCATCTTTGTAGCTTCACGGTGAGTGAATCCTACTGATGAAAGATCGTCAATGACGCTCTCGTTGATTGTTTGACTGATGCTGTTGATGATTGTGTTTAATGTATTCATGATGAATATCCTATCTGTTGTGGAAAAGAAAAACAACCTATAGTTGCAATTTCTTGTTTTTTATTTTTTTATAAAGTATACTAGTAGGTATGCTTAAGGGTTAAGAGGTTACCATGAAGAAGCCAGAAGTTGCAACTGTAGAAGACTTTTTTTTGGAAAAATCTAATCTTCGCAAACATCCTGATTTTAAAAAAATAAAACAGGATTTTATAGACTCTGAAATTTTAGAAATAGAAGATGAAAAAAAGGTAGCTTCCAAAGGAAACGCCTATAAGAACACTAAATCCGGATATAGAAAATACCTGGGTTTAAATTTAAGATCAAACTGGGAAGCTAACTTTGCCAGAATACTAAACGCATACAAAATACAATTTGACTTTGAGCCCACTACATTTGCATTCCCAGTTAAAAGGGGAACCAAGGGTTATATTCCTGATTTTTATATAAATAAATCTAGTGAATGGGTAGAAATAAAAGGATATTTAGATGATAAAAGCAAAATCAAACTCAAAAGATTTAAAAGATATTATGAAGATGATTTCAATAAACTAACTTTCATAATAAGCAAGTACTCTACTGCAGCTAAAAAATTTGCAGAAGAAATAGAAATACCAAAAGTATTATACTACGAAGACATCCGAGCTGCTTATATGGAAAAATTACCCCTCTGGGAAGGAAAATAATGGCCTCGTATAAGGAACAATATTATACTCTAAGCGAAGATGAAATGCAGGCTTTAATTACGAAAGCTAAAGCTGGAAGTGAAAAAGCACAAAATGAGTTACTGAAAGTCTTCAATAACTTTTTAACTAAGTATGTTACAATGCTGTATTACTCTAAGTATAATCTCTCTGACTATGACATTAGACGATTCACATCTCTATTCATTAAGGACAACTTTGTTAGATTTAATTTAATGAAGAATCAATTAAACCCCGCCGGCTTCAAGCACGTAAACGAATGTCTGCGACGGAATTAACTATATGGCCAGAAGATATGGCGACGAAGAGGATGTCAGACAAACAGTCAACATGACCTTCTTTCAATGCATAACTAGGTATCAAAGAAAAGATTCCGAAAAAGGCCCTATCCCATTTAGTGGATTTCTATACAGTTATTTCTTTTATCTTCTCAAAAAGAATGTAGACAACTTCTTAATAGACCAATTGGGAAGAAAAAGTTTCCCATTATTATCCGATGAAGTCAATACGGAAGAAGAAGGCGAAACTCAGCCTGGATTCAAAGCTCCTCCGGTAGAATATAGCTTAGAACAAATACTTGGAGCAGAAGAAATAAATGAGTTTTGGGTTTTAGGCGAAACTTGCTACCCACCCTTTGATCAATTGACAATACAAGAAAGACAGTTACTGAAATGGAGATTTGTAGACAACAGAAAATCTTCAGAGATAGCACAAATAGTTACCGAGCACCCAAATACTGTAAGAGAACATCTAATCAAGGTGAAAATCAAAGTAAAAGAAGCTATAATGGATAACGATATGGCCGACCTACTCGGCATGCTGAAAATAACAGAGGGCTAATGAATCTTCAATCAATAGAGAAGCTAAACGATTTATTAAGTGAATTTTTAAATCCACAAATAAAAGAAATAATAACAGCGTATGGTAACGGCACAAACGCTGACCAGTATTTTGTTAATATACCAGACACTAATTCTATTGATATGGGAATCTCTGATCTAGCTAGTTTAGTAGCTAGAACTTCTAACGTATATGGAAGAGTTACTAGGTTTGCTGGCATGGCTCGAGCTAGCTATAAATTGTCTGAGGGAAGATACAAGAAATTGTACAAGTCCAATAGAACTGGCAAGAATGAAGCAGAGCGTGAAGCCAATGCTCTAGAGGCTGCAGAAGAAGAGTACACGGCAATGATAACAGCAGAGGCAATCGTTCAATTAGCAGAATCTATGGAGGGTGCTGCAAGAATAGCTTCCGAGTCGGCTAGAAAATTGCTGGATAAAGTTCAATCAATGCAAGTAGCTTCCGATAGGGAAGAAAAAGGAAGTTATAATGAATCTGACTTTAGCACATATTAAGGATGACAATGTTCGTAGCACACTATAAATCAGTTTCTTCTCCAGAAGAATTTTTTTCTGAAAAAAGAGAGACTTTAGATTTTCCAACTCAAGTAGAAATGAATAAGAAAAAATATTCCTTGAATACAACATACCAAGTAGATTCTGATTCAATATATAGCCAATTGGTTAACATGGCCCAAAAAAATAATATCGCATATGAAGTAAAAGTTTCATAATGAATATAGAAGTCTTTTGCGACGGAGCTTCTAGGGGACAGGGGCAAAAAAGATTGGCGAAGCTTCCTGTGCTGCAGTAGTTTATAAGAATAGAAAAAAAGTAGCACAGTTTGCTAGGGGACTTGGCGCTAGAAGTAATAATGAAGCAGAATACGAAGCCGTCATAGCTGGTTTGTTGATTTGTTCTATGTCTGATTTTATAGATCCAATTATCTATACTGATTCTGCCGTTGTAGCTAATCACATAAACGGAACGTGGAAGTGTAAGAATGAGGCACTACTCCCGTTGCTAATGACCATACAGGACATAAGAGAAGAGTATAAGTTTAGAGTTCTGCAAGTACAAAGAAACTTTGTTTGGGAGCCAGACGCTCTGGCTAATGAGTTTCTAAATCAATTAGAAGCAAGAAAACTAATACAGAAAAAATAGTGGTATAATGGAACTTATGAGATACAACTACAACCCAAGCTATCCAATTATAGTTGGACTTTCTGGCAAGGCTGCGACTGGGAAAACTTCAGTAGCTGAAACCATAGTACCCAAAGCATCTTTCGACAACATGAGAGATGGTGTTATTTGGGAACATATTTTCTTTGCAATGCCTATATATGAATTATATTCTAGTAGGACTAAGATAGAAGGCTTGAACGCAGAGTCAAGAAAGCTATACAGCATTCATGAAACCCTATATGATATATATGGAGCTTCTCCAATAGGTAATATACCAAGCTACGATGATTTTATTAAATTAGTTCATGACATAAACTCAGAGCCATTAAACTTTGCCGGAGGTAAACCAAGAACATTCCTGCAAAATGCTGGCGACCTTTGCAGAAGCCATTATGAAAAATGTTTCTCTGATTGGGGAGTCAGAAAAGCTGCTAAGATGCATAGAGAGTACGTTAGATCTGTAGAAGAAGACGAAGCTAAGCCTTATTGTATCTTTATATCTGATGTTAGATTTAGAAATGAAGCAGAAGCTATACTTGCTCGACCAAATAGTTTAATTATTAGATATGATTCTTCTGATGAAATTAGAAAAGAAAGAATTTACAATAGAGATGGTGAGTATATGACAGATGAGCAAAATGCCCATAGATCAGAAATGGAGATAGAATCTTTTTCAGATTTAGTATCTACCATTATAGATTCCTCTTCTATGTCTGTAGAAGATCAAGCTTCCGCTACAATGGAAGCAGTAAAAGAAAGTTTTGGTTTAAAAACATATGCCAAAAATTAACAAGAGTGCCCATGAAGAGAGTATGGGTTCTCCAATAGACCAGGTGGTAAATTTAATGTCAGGTGAAATATCAATTTCAACAAGT